GAAGAAGTCGTAGTATATGCCCAAGAGGTTAAAACTACAAAAGCAAGTCCATTAACAAGTACAACTTTATTTGAGGCAATAATGCCTGAGAAGACTTGGATGGCAGGTGGTTACGGAGCAAGTGCAATGTTCAGAGAACGTGGTGCTCAATCTGTGCATACTACAGTATATAAAAATGGCGTTCCAGCAAACAACCCGGGCAGTGGTTGGTACGATTTTGGACACGACATTACTAGTGGCGAAACAGTAAAAGTTATTAGTGGTGCAAACGGAGTTATGTATGGTTCAGGCAGTATAGCTGGAACAGTACTAATTCAAGACACTATTGATACTAGTGTAACTGCAAGACTCGGTTCAGACCGTCAGCAGTATATTAGTGTTGCCCCTACAAGCTGGTTCCAGTATTCAGACTTTAGCATAGAGCAACAAGCAAGGAATGATAACACTGAAACAGACAAGTACAAAAACACGAGTGCTAAAATTATAGCAGATGCAGGAGACTTTAAGTTTATAGTTAATGCAGTAGATTATGCTTACGATTATGACAACTGTTATACACCGGCGTTCTCTCAATCAAACGATTGTTTACAAGACGGTCAAAAAGTTACGGTTAGTGTGAGGAACGAATACTTTACACTAGGAAGAACAGAAGAGAAAGCAGAATATTTTACTGAAGGTGTGAGTACATATCAAAACGAAAGCAGTAGAGATTATTTCAGAATAGGCGACACTACAAATTTGTCGACACTACTTGAAGTAACATATGGTGTAGATGGTAGCAAAGAACAACACAATGAACATAGCGATGATAACTATGGCGTGTTTGTGAGTATTGATGCACAGTTTATTCTAGACTACAACTTTGGAATTAGATATGGTAACGATGACCAGAATGCATTACGTTTTGGAATAGCTAAAGACCAATTCTATCTTAACGTAGGTACTAGTTTTAGAAAGGCTAACTTGTACGAGCTTTACGGTGACAGTTATGTAGATGCTAATGAAAGTTTAATGCCAGAAGAAGGAACAGGCTATGAGATTGGTTTTGGCGCTTTAAGTTTATTTAGATATGACTTTGAAGAATCAATTGAGTATACTCCTGGCTATAGTACTATAATGCCTATTGCAAATGCGACTGATGTAGTTGACGATGTTATAGAAATGGAACCGACTAGTAGTACTAGTATATGGACTAATGCAAAGTATTACAATGCAGGCAGTTACTCTACACAGGGTGTTAGATTCTCTAATAACTTTGGCCCAGTAAGTGTTATGATAAAATATAATGATTCGGACAAGCCACGTGTGGCACAGTATGTCACAGTTATAACATATAAAAAGATGTGGAAAGAAGTAGCATACAAAGTAAGGTATGTAGGATCGTTTGACAGGACACCTGGTATGTATGATATACTTCCAGCTGGACAAGAATATTTAGACGACCTTAAGAAGCTAAACTTTTATGCAGTAAAAAAACTTCCTAATAACACCACAGTTTCTTTCACAGCATTAAACTTAACAAACGAACAAGCAGAGGTTCTTCCTTATTATAATAATAAAGGCAGAGAATTTAACTTGACAATTCAGTACAACTGGTAGTATAATAACTTATGCCTAAATGTGTTCTAGAGATTCGCGACGAAGTTAACGTAAAGTTTGCAGGATTAGATCCAGCAACAAGACGTAAGATTTCAGATGCGGCAAAATATTTTTTACCTTACGCCTACCACATGCCAGCTTATAAACTTGGCAGGTGGGATGGGTGTGTTAGGTATTGTGATATTGGCGGTAGAACATATATGAACTTATTGGATAGATTATTACCCATAGTTCAAGACTGCGGATACAGTGTTGAAGTAGATGACCAGAGGAACAAATGGCAATTTGCATTTGAGCCTATAACAGAGTTAAGATATGAAAACACTACGTGGCCCAAAGGTCATCCAGCAGAAGGCTCGCCTGTAATACTAAGGGATTATCAAGTAGAAGTTATTAATAACTTTTTACAGAATCCACAGAGTTTACAGCAAGTGGCTACAGGCGCCGGTAAGACGCTCATAACAGCCGCCTTAAGCGATATGTGTGAGCCATATGGGCGTAGTATAGTTATTGTTCCTAATAAGGACTTAGTAGTACAAACAGAAAGAGACTATAAGAATTTAGGTCTTGATGTGGGAGTACTATTTGGTGATAGGAAACAGTATGACAAAACTCATACTATTTGTACATGGCAGAGTTTAGCAGTATTAGAAAAGAAAAGTAAAAAGTTTGAAGCAGACTTTCCTATAGACCAGTTCTTAGATGGAGTAGTTTGTATTATGGTAGATGAAGTACACAAGGCAAAAGCTGATGTACTTCAGAAACTATTAGGAGGAGTGTTTGCTAATGTTCCAATCCGTTGGGGATTAACAGGCACAATACCACAAGATGAACACGAAGCAGTTGGGTGTACTTGTTGCTTAGGGCCAGTTACTGGAAGTTTAAGTAGTAAAGAGTTACAAGACAGAGGCGTCCTAGCAGACCTGGATATTAACGTTCTACAGATGCAAGACGGTGTGCAAGGGTTTACTGGATATGCACAAGAATTAAAATGGCTAGTAACAGACCCTAAACGTATAGACCACTTGTCGTCGATTATTAATGGATTAGCCGATAACGGCAATACATTAGTTCTAATTGACAGACTTGCAACAGGCGAAATGTTTAAAGAAAGAAATCCTGAATGGGCGTTTATATCAGGTGCAATGAAAGTGAAAGACAGGCAAGAAGAATATGCTGAAGTATCCGATATGGATAATAAAGTAATTGTAGCAACTTACGGAGTTGCCGCAGTTGGAATTAACATACCTAGAATCTTTAATCTTGTAATGGTAGAACCAGGCAAGAGTTTTGTTAGGGTAATTCAGAGTATTGGCAGAGGAATCCGTAAAGCAGAAGACAAGGACTATTTACAGGTAATTGATGTAACTAGTAATTTAAAATATAGTAAACGTCATTTGACAAAAAGGAAAGCCTTTTATAAAGAGCAATCTTTCAAATTTCAAGTTACCAAAGTGGAGTATAAATGAAAATATTAACAGTTGAGAATACCGTATTTGAAATAGACCAAGTTCCGGATCAGATAGATGATGTCCGGTTTGCCATATTTGATACTACAGATCCGACGTTTATGGATTACTATTTCCTACCCCTCATATTCCTAGAGAGTTTTTATGCTCCAGCAATATGTTTACAAATCGGCGAACACAATATTCAAATGCCGATGGATTGGAGTATAGCAATCACAGATGAAGATTTAACTGGCGTGGAAGTTATTCCATTAACTAGTTTAAACAATAGAGGTTTTTTAACAGTGGCATTAAACCCACTAAGCGGATCACTATTGTCAGCAGAAGAAATTAAAATTACAAATATCTTTCAAGATGTCAAGTGGTTCTTTCCGAAGCTAAAAAATGGACACATGTTAATTGTACCTCTAGAAGATGGGCACAATCCTAAGTGTGTCATGTTTGTTAAAGAAGCAAATAAAATACCACATGAAATAGATATTGGTCAGTTAATTGACTAGGAGGCTCAAATGAGTTTAGATAAAGATATAGAAAAAATGACGCAGAAACTGAAAGGTAAAAAAAGGCGTTTTAGAATTGAAGCAGGATACCGAGGCGGCGAAGTAACTATTGGCACAGTTAGTACAGGCTTTGTGGATCAATTTATAAAACCAGAAGACGGCGATGGCGACTTGATAGATTACGTTACCAGTTTTGACTGGGATGAAGTAGACGAGTCAATACCAGTACCATATAAAGACTTTGAATCGTGGACAGAAACAACTGATATTGAACACTTAAATGGCGCATACGCTGACGGGCAGTGGAGTTACGAAGAAGTTCCTGCAGATGGTAGCGACGATTATGCGTATGAAACTGTAATTGATTTTGATGCTTATCATTTGTATGGCAGAGAAGCATATATGGATGATAAGAAGCCAGAAGACATGACCAATTATAAACCAGTGTTACAATTTCACAGTGGTGAGAAAGGTGGATTTGGTTCTTGGTTTGTTGAGGTAATTGGCGAAGATTTTAACCCTAAGAAAGTAGCATTCAGTTCTGTTGAATCTGATGTAGCTGAAATAGTCGATGACATGTGGTATGACAAAGAATTAATTGACAAAGATTATGATAATTGTGATACCACTGGTAAAGGGTACTATGCAAGTGTAGGTTACATGAATATGAAATGGCATGACTCGGATGAAAAATACACTGAAGAGTATTTTACAGAAAATGAAATTTGGGAATGTTACGAGGATGAACTGGTAGATGAGTAGTTATAATATTAATTTAAAAGATAATATTAGAACAGTTTCGGGATTTCCAAAAGCAGGCATTGAATTTAGAGATATTACAAGTCTGCTAGAAAACCCGGAAGCATTTAACAAGTCGCTGTTAGAGTTAACTTCTCTCACAATGAATTTTAAGGCAACTAAACTTATTGGCATTGAAAGTAGAGGGTTTGTATTTGGTGCGCCTATTGCCAGAGATTTAGACTTGCCTTTTATAATGGCTCGTAAGCCTGGTAAGTTGCCCGGTAAGATATATAGGAAAGATTACGAACTAGAATACGGTACTGCAAGTTTAAACATACAATGCAGTACAGACATGGTTCCACACGACAACGTAGTAATTATAGACGACTTAATTGCTACAGGCGGCACAGCAATAGCGTGTGCCGACATTGTACATGAACATTTTGCTGTACCAAAAGAAAATATTTTAATTTTAGCACTAATAAACTTGCCCACACTTAAAGGAAGTGCTATAATAGAACAACATGGATACAGCGTAAACACACTAATCGAATTTGAAGGTGAATAATATCAAAGATATAATTTTAATAGCATTGGAGCAAGAAGCTCCTGCGATGGCTACATGGGAAAACGTTTTTTTTACTGGAGTAGGTAAAGTTAATGCAAGTATGACAGCGGCAAAGTTAGTAGAAAGATACAAGCCACAACGTGTATGGAACTTTGGAACAGCCGGAGGTATTAACTTACACGAACCGGGAATACATAAAGTTGGAGTAGTTGTCCAACGTGATATGAAATGTACACAAATGGGTATACCATTAGGCGAGACACCTTTCGAACCAAACAGCAGAGCAATACTTATCGGTGAAGGCATCTCTTGTAGTACTGGAGATGATTTTGTTACAGATCCTAAATTAGAAATACCTACGGACATAGTTGAAATGGAAGCCTATGCAATTGCAAAGGTTTGTAAAAATGAAGCAGTGGATTTTCACTGTTATAAATACATCAGCGATACTGCAGACGAAGATGCCGGATCTACATGGGCTGAAAATATTGCTAATGGCGAGGAACACTTTATAAAAATATACAAGGATTATCATGGCGGCTAAGAAGAAAGCACCAGCTATACCACTATCTGAAGTTATGAGAGCGATTGACATAAAGGATCGTGGATGGTATACTAGACTTGATGCAGAAAAGAAAAAGGCATTTAGTGCCTGGATGATGATGCGTTATGCTAGTTGTGTTAGAGGCCCAAAGTCAGCTGACTACTTGTATATGGTCAACGAATGTATTAATAATAGATTTAGTGAAGTTAGTAAACACCCAGAATTGCAATGGCTGTTATTTACTGTAGCTGGTTGCGGCAAAACACAAAATCATGAATACATTAAACCGCCGAACACTAGAAAAAAGAAAAACAAAGTTTTCACAGCGATATCAGAATTACTGCCACATTTAAAGCATGATGAGTTGGAGTTATTATTAAGTATAAACACTAAAGACGAACTCAAGCAATATGTTAAAGATGCCGGAGTACTTGATAAAGAGATAAAAGAGATATTTAAATAATGGAATGTAAGTGGTGCAAAAAATCATTTAAGTCAGAGACTACTCTGGCAGTTCATATGTGTGTAAAGAAACGTAGATATGCAGACAAGGATATGAGCCACATACGATTAAGCCACCGTGCATTCCAAATGTTTTATGATTTAAATACTAGTGCTAAACTTCCTAAGACAATGGAAGACTTTATAGTAAGTCCTTATTACGAATCGTTTGTTAAGTTTGGCAGAGCATGTCAAGTGAACGAATGGCTACATCCAGAACAATTTACAGAATGGTTGATTAAGACAGGCGTAAAATTAAAGTTATGGATATCTGATGCACAGTACGATAAGTTTTTAAAAGAATATGTAAAAAAAGAACCTGGTCTAAAAGCATTAGAGCGAACTGTAATTTACATGTCTAAGTGGGGAGAAGAACATAACGAACCATGGCAAACATACTTTGTAAATGTATCTCCTAGCAGAGCAGTATACGATATACGTTCAGGCAAAGTAAGTCCTTGGGTGTTGTATTTAAGTGACACAGGCGGAACATTGCTAGAACGTTTTAATGATGAACAAGTAAAAATGATACAAGATAATATAGATCCTCCGTTTTGGATGAAACTATTTAAAAATAACAAAGATGAAGTGGCAGAGATTAAAGAAACATGCGTGAGAGCAAATCTATGAGGAAAAAAAATAAGCTAATGGTCAGTGGAGCAAGTTATTCCGGCGCTAATTGGAACGAACCACATTGGGCAGACATTATTGCAGAACAAGGCGACTTTAAAAAAGTAGAATTTGAAGGCATTAATTGGAGTGATTGGGAAGCCGGTGCATTTGTTACTATTGGTAGATTATTAAACGATAGAAAAATATCCCATTTAATTTATACTGGTACATTTACATTTGTAGAGCAATTACAACAAGAAAACCTACCTGATAAGAAGAGTTTATTTGACCTAAATGAAAAGATAATGATAGACATGGCTAGAACTCCAGCATTTTTATCTAAACTTGGAATACTGTTTAGCAATTTCCTGCCTACTAAGTCCAAAGATCCGGCTGGCAGAAGACTTGGTAATCAGGAATGGGTAGCACATAGAGGAGTTGTTAATGCTGAAATACCTAAAGTATCTACAAAATTTAACATAGACAAATTTGGTCAAGTGTTTGTAGGGTTAGAGGATAAAGAGTTTTATACTACTCCTCAATATAAACGATATTTAAGAGCATTATCTAGTATAGCATTTGTTAAAGTGATATGTGACCAATTAGGGGTCAAAGTAATATTGTTGCCCTTCCCCTTCACAGGCGATTTAACTTCCAGCACATTAACAAGGCTACCAGACTTTTCGTTAATGGATACTTGGGATATTATTCCAGAATCATTTGGCTCTATTGAAAACTGGAGAAAATTATCATCGGAACGAGGCTGGATACCTTTAGCTTCGCACTTCGATGAATGGGGTCATACCCAAGTAGCAGAAGCATTTTTAAACAACGATAACAATAAGGAATTTTTAAAATAATGAAAGCAAAAATAATTAGTTATAGTCAATCACCTGCAGTAGTTACACCGACTATAGGAGATGATACAGGAGACACAAGCCTTTTAGGATTAGTGGCGTATTGTGCCAGAGTAAGTAACCCTGAAAATCAAAACAACACAGCAACAAATGAAAAACTTGTGAAGTATCTAATGAAACACAAACATTGGTCACCACTTGAAATGGTAAGTGTTTGCATGGAAGTAGAAACAACCAGAGACATAGCACGACAACTGTTACGTCATAGAAGTTTTAGTTTCCAGGAGTTTAGTCAACGTTATGCAGACCCTACAAAAGATTTAGCCTTCGAGATTAGACAAGCAAGATTACAAGATCCTGTTAACAGGCAAAACAGTATTGAACTTGATTCTGAGATGGATGGACATGCAGTACTTCAAGGTGAATGGAAAAACAAGCAACAACGAGTTATAGACGCTTCACTAGACGCATATAACTGGGCTGTAAGCAAAGGTATTGCTAAAGAGCAGGCAAGAGCAGTACTTCCAGAAGGAAACACACTAAGCAGACTGTATGTGAATGGCACACTTCGTAGTTGGATTCACTATATTGAATTACGTGGCGCTAATGGAACACAATTAGAGCATATGGAATTAGCTCATGCAGTTGCTAAAGTTATTACAAAAGTATTTCCGATGGCAGAAGAATTTTCTGGAAAAGAAATATGAATAAGTATTGGAGTGTTTGGGCAAAAAGTTTAGGCGAGAAAGTCGGCGAAACAGATGCCCAAGCAAATACCGTAGCAGGAATTAGAACAGTATGGTGGTTGACTCATATGGTAACATGTGTTAGTATAGTACTAAATGCAATAGCCAACCATGGTTGGGGTTTGATTGGATTATGAAAATAGATTTTGACGTAGACATTGATATGGCTGATAGAGATAAGTTACTACAACTTATTGAACATACACCAGCGAGTATCAAACGTGGAATAGAATTTGAAAAGCATAACACTGGCGTGTATGTGCAACCTATTCCTATGTTTCCGTTAAAAGGCTTTAGTACAATAGACCACAAAGAAGCAGAAGAAGTTGGTTACTTTAAATTAGATGTATTGAACAATCACATTTACAATGGCGTTAAAAGTGAACAACACCTAGATAAACTTTTAGCAACAGAGCCTATGTGGGAGTTGTTTGAGCATAAAGAAATAGTTGACCAACTGTTTCATATTAGCAAACATCATGACATTGTTAAACAACACTTACCTAATAGTGTAGAAGACTTAGCAATGATACTTGCACTTATAAGACCAGGCAAACGACATTTGGTTGGTAATACTTGGGAAGTTATTTCAAACGAAGTATGGGAACAAACTGATGGTTACTTCTTTAAAAGAAGTCATGCAATTGGTTATGCCACAGCTATTATTGTGCAGTTAAATTTAATTTTAGAGCAATTAGGTAAGTAACGTCTTATTTAGGTCTGGTCAGTTTTTCTAACTAACTGAATACTTCTTCTTTTAATCCGCTTTTTAAGTATGTTCTGCATACTAGTTACAGGTCCAAATAATATTTCAGTTTCTTTTAAAATAAACGTACTAACACAGTGCCTAAAATCTTGCATTTCATGGAACAGAAATACATCGATTGGTAACATCCTGTTAGATTCCCACCACCATAAGTCTCCACAATCCATCATGATTTTCTTTTCGCCACTGTTACGACATTTGTCGATATCGTAAAAACTTATAATCTGGTTGTCCTTATTTTGTACAATGCCGACATAGTCTTTGCCATTGTACGCCATTCCAGTTAAAAAAGGGAATTTCTCTTGTAGGTTAGTCTCATTAGTCATCAAAAGTATTTATAGTACAAATGGATAAATACATAACAAACATGGAATTAAATAATGTCCTTTAACGGTAGTCATACAATATATAATTTAGGAAACCAGTCGTTAGACTTAGTTTTAACGACAGAAGGCATAAAAACGGATAACAGACCTATGAATCAAAATAAATTAACAGTCCACAAAGGGTTTAATAATAAGTTGAGTTTCTTTGTAAGAAACAGAGATAGAGCTTTGCAAAACATTAGCACTAAGGCCCTATATGCAACAATCATGAACCCAAATACCAAACGTAGAATAATGCTCAAGCAACTTACATTGGTAAACAGCGGTACTACTGGAGAAGCAACACTTGATTTAGTCCCATCCGATTTAAGAAACATTGGAGCCGGACTTTACACAATTGCTATTACAGAATCTGCAGATAATGGTGCATCAGAGTATCCTTTATATGCAAACCAAAATGACCGAATTGTAACTGACTTGGAAGTAAAGAGCTCCTTGGAGTACGAACCAATTCCCACACAAGAAACTACTACATTTACACAAACTGCAAATACTGATTTAGGCGATGCCGCCAATACGTTTGTTACTAGTGCAATGTACGGAAATATGGACAACGATCAAAACGGAAGCCATACATGTGCATTTTATCTAACAGGCTTTACTGGAAATATCCACGTACAAGCAAGTGCATTAGCAACCACACCTAGTGAAACAGATTGGTATGATGTAAATGTGCAAGGAGACATTGGCTCTCCAGCTATGCCATACACTACAGCGTTCACTGGAGTGGATCCTTTCAACTTCAAAATTAACACTAATTGGATTAGAGTTAAATATCACCCAACAGCAGGCACAATAGATAAATTTCAACTAAGAAATTAATTGACTTCTTCGCATTAAGCTGTTATAATAACTGAATATGCATCATCATGAACTAGTAGACCAAGTACATCGATTACTTATGGACAATTTGCCGTTAAACTCTGGCAAAACTCCTAGTGGTTGGATAACGTTTGATTGTCCTTTATGTAGCGACAAGCGAAAACGTGCAGGAGTAATTCAAAGTAATGCTAAGATAAGTTATCACTGTTTTAACTGTAGTTTTACAACTGGCTGGGCACCTAGTCCAAAGTTAGGTCATAAGTACAGGCAATTATGTGAGACATTAGGTGTGTCTAATAAGGACATACATAAAGTTGTTTTAGACTTAATGAAGTATTCCGAAGAATTAGAGATAGAAGACAGCACAGAATATGTTTATACAGCGGCTAGTTTCGTAACACATCAATTACCAGAAGAAACTACACTAGTAGAACACATGGAAGATGGTCACCCAATTAAAGAATATGCACGACAACGAGGATTGCTAGGCAATTTCCCTTTAATGCATATTAACACCAGTCTATACAAAAAACGTTTAGTTGTTCCGTTTATGTATAACAACGAATTAGTAGGTTGGACGGGCAGACACATTAGCCCACCTAACAAAGAAACTGCAAAATATTTATTAAATGTACAACCAGGCTATGTGTTTAACATAGACAGATATGTAGACAGTGATAGAGACTTTGTTATAGTAGTAGAAGGCGTATTTGATGCAATACTTATAGACGGTATAAGTGTTTTAGGTAATAGTGTAACACCTGAACAAGCACATTTAATTTCTAAACTTAATAAACGTGTTATACTATGCCCTGATAGAGATAGTGCAGGTAAAGACTTAATAGCAACCGCAGTAGAATTAGGATGGGAAGTAAGTTTTCCTAAATGGTCGTCTGAATGCAAAGATGTTGCTGATGCAGTAAACAAATATGGCAGGTTATTAACAATGAAAAGCATTACAGATAATGCAGTTAGTAACGAACTTAAAATACAAGTACAGGCAAAAATGCTATGACAACATTATTTGTAAATGGATGTAGTTTTACAGCAGGCAATGGCGAAGTACATACGCCTGATGGCAAACTGGCACCTGCACTAGACTATGTTTGGGCAAACCAACTGCCAGAATTTGATTCCGTTACTAATTTAGCAATATGCGGCGGAAGTAACGATAGAATTCTTCGCACCACAATAGAATATTTTAATTCTCATAATGCTACCGACCATGTTGTAGTTATACAATGGACTAGTCCTTTGCGGTTTGAACGCTATATACCTTCATGTAAAGCATTTGCTGGCTTCTGCAATGCTGTAGGGACGGCTGAAGCACGTTTTAGCTTACATATGGATAATGCCAAGCATTTAGAACACCTACAAAATAACGGTATGTATGACAGACTAAATGATGCGGCTTCACAGTTGTTAATGTATGGCAAAAGTATCAACGATTATCAAATAAACTTTTATAAGAAAGTTATTATAATGCAACAATACTTAGATAGTAAAATGATACCATATATTTTTACATCTATGTCGTTTGCTAATCATTTAAAGCCTGGACAGCCATATGCAGGGCCAGACCAAATAGAAAATACTCCCACACAGTATGAAGTACATTTAAAAAATAATATAAACACTGATAAATGGACAGAAAGTCCGTTAACAAGTTATCAACAAAGCAATTATGTTAGTGCTCAGGATAAACATCCTAATGAAGCTGGACATAAACTTATAAGTAATGAAATTTATAAAGAACTACAACAGAGGAATTATGTATGAATAATTTGCTTGTGAATGGATGTAGTTTTACAGCAGGCTCTGGTAACACCGGAGGAGACGAGCATATATCTAGGATAGTGTGGTCAAATCATTTAGAAGACAAATTCGATACTGTAGTTAATCTTGCAAACGGCGGCAAAGGTAATGACAGAATAGTACGAACTACATTAGACTATTGTAACAATAATGATATGACAGACTATGTTGCAATTATACAATGGTCGTCACCGTTTAGAACAGAATACTGGAACCCTGAAGATAATGAGTGGATAAATGTAGTTGTAAACAACGGTATTCAAGGAAACTGGACACTAGATATTTCGAGTAACCCAAACACAGCAAGAAAGCAATTGCAAACACTTTCATACGACAACGAAATGAAGTGGTTGAATTCATTTAATGATTACGATATAGCATATTATAATAATGTGTTAGTGTTACAAAACTTTTTTGAAGATAAGCAAATACCTTATATGTTTACTAGCATGTCTAACTTAGAACATCCGTTTATGGAAAGAAATATATATGATACCCTGCCTTCAACACCCGAAATAAATTTAAAAAAATTGATAGATAAGAGTAAATGGGCAGAAGTATCGTTATCAGAATATGCTGACAACAACCCTATTAGCCAAGAAGATCAGCATCCAAACCTAAAAGGTAATAAATTAATAGCACAGGCTTTATATAAGGAGCTCATGGAAAAATATGGAAGATAATAACTACACACCCGAAATACAAGAACTATTTTTAAGGTTTATTGTTAGTGACCCCGAATTATTTGTAAGGGTAAACACTATTGTACGCCCTTATATGTTTGATAAGAAGTTTCAAAAGGCAATAACATTTGTCCAAGAGCATACAACTGAATATAATGCAATACCTACTATTGACCAAATAGAAGCGACAACTGGTTTATTACTAGAGCGTGTCGAAGGCATTAGTGATAACCATACAGACTGGTTTCTTGATAGTTTAGAAAGATTTTGTAGACACAAAGCACTAGAAAAAGCAATCTTGGATAGCACGGACTTATTAGAAACAGGTGATTATGGTGCAGTAGAGAATAAAATTAAAGAAGCAACACAGGTTAGTCTTGTAAAAGACTTAGGGCTCGAATATTTTGAAAATCCTAAAGAACGATTAGAATGGATTAGAGCACAAAGTGGCGCAACAAGTAGTGGCTGGAAGATGTTTGACCAAAAGTTATATGGTGGCATGAACAGAGGCGAGATAACAATCTTTGCTGGAGGCTCTGGTGCAGGTAAAAGTTTGTTCTTGCAGAACTTAGGTGTTAACTGGGCATTAGCAGGACTTAATGTTGTATACATTAGTTTAGAGCTTAGTGAACAACTTATTAGTATGCGTTTAGATGCAATGGTCAGTGAACATAGTACTAGAGACATTATGCGTAATATAGATGATGTTGATTTAAAAGTAAGAATGAAAGGTAAAAGTGCAGGCAAGTTCCGTATTAAACAAATGTCCAGTGGTATTAATGCAAACGACATTAGAGCATACGTTAGAGAGTATGAAATTAATCATGATGTTAAAGTAGACTGTTTACTTGTAGATTATTTAGACTTGATGAGTCCTATTAGTACAAAAATTAGTGCTAACGACCAGTTTATTAAAGACAAATATGTATCTGAAGAATTGCGTAACATTGCAATGGAAAGAAATATACTATTTGCAACAGCATCTCAGTTAAACAGAGGAGCAGTAGAAGAAATTGAATTTGACCACAGTCATATTGCTGGTGGTATTAGTAAAATCCAAACAGCAGATAATGTTGTAGGTATATTTACTAGTAATGCTATGCGAGAACGTGGTAGATATCAAATACAGTTTATGAAAACACGTTCTAGTGCAGGAGTAGGCAGTAAAGTAGATTTAAAGTTTAATCCAGACACTTTGAGAGTTACAGATTTAGATGAAGATGACGATGATGCACTAACAGTAACCACAAATAGCTTAGTTAATCAGCTAAAAAGAACTAATACTATTAAAACAGACGAGACAGAAGCATCCAGTACGGTTAACGCGGCATTAAACATTAGAGAGTTCATGAAGAAAAATGATGTCTAAATGATAAATATGACTATAACGAGAAATAATTTATGAAAAAGTCAAGAAGTATATTAGAAGAATTGAACTCTATTAGCACAGATAGAAATAAGCACCACGTTTTGGAAAACAGAGTGGAGCACCTAGTTTCTAGTGCGGCTAACATTAAAGCGATATTATATTCTTTATACGAAGAAGATGTTGCATTGGATTTAGAACGTAGACTTATCAATAGCATTAAAAGTGGCGATCCTAAAAAATTCTCTCGAGGCATAAACAAAGCCATAAAAGAATCTAAATAAGAGAACTTGTATGAAACTCGATGAACTAACTAATGCAGAAATGGTACCAGGCGGAGTAAAAGATCGTTTAGCAAAGAAAAAAGCGGCGGCAGGAACGGCACCAGTACAACCTACAGCAGAACCTACAGCAGAACCTACAGGGCCTACAGGCGCTCCAGCTGGAACCGTTGTTTCCCAAGCAAACGGCGAATTTTATACTAAGTCTGCAGAAGGTACTTGGGCACAGTCCGATGAAAAAGGAACATTAACTGGTAGACCAGCAGAAGGACCTGACAGCTCAATGGCATTAGAATTAGAAAAGCAGTCAGCTCAGGCAGGCGTACAACAGCCAACAGCGGCTCCAGTACAGCCAACTGCTACAGCAACACCAACTGCTACAGCAACACCAACACCAACTGCTACAGCAAAACCAATTGCAAAAGGTAAATTACTTAAAGCATCAGACGGCTTTGTATACGAGTGGCAAGGCGCCCAATGGGTAAATCAAAGAAATGGCAGAATGGCAACACAGGAACTAGGAGCAGAACTTACAAAGAAAGCACAGCCAGTACAAGCAACACCAACAGCGGCTCCAGTACAGCCAACTGCTACAGCAACACCAACAGCGGCTCCAGTTGCCCCACAAAAACCAGTTGGCGGAGTTGTACCACAAGCACCATCAACAGCAGGTATGAGCAGAAGCGGAGCACCACAGGCAGAAATTGATCCTAAAACAGGAGTTGTTGCCGCACCAGAGCCAGAAACCTATATGGATAAGATTAAACGTGGAGCTCAAGCAGTAGGCGATAAAATTACTACAGCGGCAGGCGGATCATTAGCAAGTAAAACAAGACAAAATCCTAATGCAACACGTGGTCAAAAAATTGGCGCAACAGTTGGAGCAGGAATTGGACGAGCAATGTCAGGTGGAGCAAAAGCTATAGGCCAAATGATGAAAAAGAAAGGCGGACAAGCACCAGCACCAGCACAAGCACAAGCACAACCTAAAGCATTAATGCCAATTCCCGGACCTACTACTGCAGAAATAAAAAGTTTACAAAAAAGAACACTAGGTGGCGACTTAGAAGCTGGCAAACAATTAGTTGCAAAATTAAGTCAATTAAAGACCGGCGGATATGATGCTGATAACTTTATACAAGCCGCCGCACCAGTATTAAAGAAAGGCGGACTACCGCAATCAGATCCACAAGCATATACACATTTTACTAAACTTGCTAGAAGTATGAGAGCAGAAGCATACGAGCATGTTTGTAAGATATTAGAACATGCTGGAATTAGTTGGGCTGACTTAGGATATGAAGTATTACTTTCAGAATCAGTTACATCTCATGTAATGTTGATAGAAACAAAAGACATACAACTGTACAACCTCAAACGATTATCAGGAATTTAAAATGAAATTTAACGAGATATCTAAGCCTCTTGTTACACAACTAATTACTGAAAGTATGCTACTAGAAGGCAAGGAAGGAAAGAATACCCACTTAGAGCATTTAGAAGATAATATTTTTAATAAAGGTTATCCCGGAGCCAAAGAAGCAGTAGATTATTTGTATAGTTTACATGCTATGCTTGATGGCAAATCACAACAAGCGGTAAGTATGACAACTAAATGGGACGGTGCTCCAGCCATTATTGCTGGTAAAGATCCAGCAACTGGTAAGTTTTTTGTAGGCACTAAAGGCGTATTTGCAAAGATTCCTAAAATGAATTTTACCACCAACGATATCAAGTTAAACCATCCTGGACAAGACGACTTACAAAATAAATTACAATTAGCATTAGTTAAATTAAGTAAACTGACTTGGAATACAGTTGCACAAGGAGATTTTCTTTTTGCAAAAGATACATTAAGCGAAAAAGAAATTGACGGCGAAAGTTATTTAATTTTTAAACCCAACACATTAGTATATGCTGTACCGGCTCAGAGCGAGTTGTCTATGAAAATATTACAGAGTGATATAGGCATTGTTTGGCATACAGAATATGTAGGCGGCCCAACACTAGCAGACACTCAAGCAAAGTTTGGATTTGATAGTAGTGTATTAGGACAAGCACCAGGTGTTTGGCACAGAGATGCAATTATTAAAGACCTTAGTGGCACAGTTACATTTACTGCTGGTGAAAGTGCAGACATTATGTCAGCTATTGCTACAGCAGACCAGTACTTAAAAACTGTAGACCAAGACACATTTGCTTGGTTAGGACAAGGCACAGACTTAGTAGGCAAAGAGTTCCTACAGCAATTAAAAGCACATGCAAACATGCAAGTAAGACAAGGACATTTTGATGAGCCTACTAAATTTGCACAAGGGTTTGTGCAAAAGTATATAGATTACATGACAAAAGAAATAGCCAAAGTTAAAACACAAAAAAGTATTGATGCTAAAACAGAAAAAATGGTAGCAGGTGTTAAATTTATTAGAGAACACTTACAAAGTATTGTATCAGTGTATGACTTATATTTAAAACTTATCGAAGCAAAAATTAAAATAGTTAAGAAGCTAGAACAAATCCGTGTAATGAATACATTTGTGCCAACAGAAGATGGGTATGAAGTAACAGGCGAAGAAGGCTTTGTTGCAGTTGACAGAATGGGTAATGCACTTAAACTAGTAGATAGATTAGAGTTTAGTAGACTTAACTTTGGATCAGGGAAGCCGGCAGGATAATGGACTTACAACTAGTAAATCAAGAGTTAGCAGAAAGTAAATTATACAGAACTACATCAGGTTTTAAAAGTCTTACAGGCAGAGATATTGCAGATTTATTTTATTTGCAAACACTAAGTCTTATAATGATGTATCAAGATAACAAGCAACAGGACTATGCGTTAGTGTATGCAAGAAAAACATGCCAGTATGGCCCTTATGCAGTTTTTAGAACTGCGGCAACTGACTTGTATATGTTGGGTTTTGCTATTAACAACCCTGACTACCAAAGTTTAAAGTTTAAAAGCAAAGATGTAAGTTTTTTAAATTCTTTACAATTCCAAAATAGAAAGCACTATGCTTTTATGCAACGTGTACAACGACAAGGTATTAGCAAAAGTGATATTACTACAACTCTTTTTAGATTCGAATCACAATTACAGATTAAAAATCCTATACTTAAACAGATAAGAAGATTAATCATATCTTGGCCCAGTTTAAAGTTCTCACAACGCCAACTAGTTGTAAGTAAAATAATACAGTTGATGCGACTCAAGGGCAGAGGCAGTGAACTATTCACTCAAGTAAGTTCAATGAGCTCTAGGAAGGAACTTAAACCTGTACCAAAGGCACAAGGAATCAAACGAGCGGCGGCTACGGCAGTTGGCGCTTATGCAGGAAGTAAAATCTTGCCAAAAGTTTCAAGTAAAATATCTTCGGTCTCAGGAGCTGGCATCGGCGCAATTGCAGGGTACTGGGCAAGTGGCAGAAAAAAGGCATAAGGATAAATAGTTGTATGAGAATCAGTGAAATTGAAACATCAGGCCCAACGTTACAGCAAGTACACCTAGATTGGAAACGAGTTGACCGTAGTGGAATAAGGTCAGAGGAAGTATGGAATAAAGCAGTAGAATTTGCAGGCGGCGGCGCTGATCCAGTACAAGCACATGCCCAGGCACTGTCGGCTGTTAATAGTAGTACAGATCGCAAACAAGATAATGCGGCGGCTCAACGACAAGCTGATAGAATAAACAAGCCTTTTGTCGGAGTACCAATGAAGCCAAAAGGATCTAGCACACCAGCCCCAACCGATGGTACTAGAACTAGGGGTGGACAAATAGGTAACCAAAATGCTTATAGAGGCGGCCCACAAACAAAAGCACCAACTGGCCCAGGCAAGAACATTATTCAAACGATGAAAAACAAGTGGGACGATTTTAACAAAGCTGATGGTTTAGCAGGCAAATCTGCCGCTAAAGGCAGTATGTTAGCAAAAGGTGCCAGCAACATTGCTAAAAAGATAGTGGCAATGGGCGACAAGGCTAGAACAAAGGGATAGAACAACGTAAAACCCTATTTAACTACGATAAACACTCTCATAATCTTCCATTTTGCATAAATAAACGTAACATTAACAAATTCTAGGAGAATTAACATGGCACAAACTCAAAACACCGGAGCCGCAGTAGCACCAGGACATTTTAATGGCCTAACACTAGCAGGTATCCAAGTAGATTTCGCAGTAGACGTTTCAGCTAAATTGGCTGTAGGCGGAGCATTAGACGTATTTTTAAAAGCAGTCGGTAACGAAGGCTTAACACCAACAGCAATCGGAACAGTAGACGCAACAGGCGGAGCTGGACAAGGACTTAAAGTTCTTTTCGAAGGCGAGCATGGATCAGACAAGTATGACGGAACTAACAGTGAGACCTTAGCGGCTCATTTGGAAGACGTTGTACAGGCTCTTACAGACGTCGATGGCGTTGTCTGGGCAAACGTAGCAATTGCGGCATTTGATCTTTAAGATTAAATAACCAAATATTAAGAAAGCACCACACGTTGGTGCTTTTTTTTGGCTAAATTAGATAAATAAAAGTAACCAGAATACATATCTACTTTAATTTGGTAGTGGTACAAAGACCACAGATATGTAAATTAATTTTAGGAGTCATATTATGGCATTAGTAAGAGTAGCAGGTGCAGTAGCAGAAGACCAATTTTTAGTTGGAACACTGTCATACTTCATCATCGACGAAGTAGATGGAACAGATGACATTAGCTCGTTTGGTTTCACAGCAGGCGCGGCAAACAAAGGTGAGCTAGTAATTTCAGCTTTATCAACAATTTGCACACCAGTAATCATTAACAGCATTTCAGCAACAGTAATGCACGTTGCAGTAGAAGGATCACCAACAGCGGCTAGAGTTTTAGCGGCAGTTCAGCCAGTACTTACTGGATCAGGTTCAAACGCAACAGCAACAGCAGGAACGTTTACAGTAGCATAAGCTATTGATTAGGAAATCCTAACTACCTTAGGTTCGTGACAACGGAAGGCGTCACATTTAAGAAGCACACTTAGGTGTGCTTTTTTTTGATTTTAATTTCTGCATAGTAAAAACTGATAAAGTGATAAATAGTTGTAAGAAGAATACACAGGAGACATACATGAGTTTAATAAGAGGTGGGGCAATGGGCTCCGTAGAAGCACTAACAGGTAATATAGAATTTTTTACTTTGTTTACTTCGATTGACATAACTGTAACCGGTGATTACGACGATAACACTCAAAAAGATTTTGAAAGTGTTGTACAAGTAATAGGATTAAGGGCAATGCCTGTAGTAATGAATAATCCTGTAGCACTTAATGGAGTTGGTACGAACTTATTACAAACTTATGGAGCACCAACTATGACCGGTGCCGGCTGGATATTTAAGTTTGCTACAGAAGTGCCACAAGCACACACTGTGACAACTTTAGTTGATGAACTTAATGGCATAGTGCTTAACGGCGGAACGTTAGATACAACGAACACTATTAATATGGAGTTCACAAAACAGGATTTATTATAAAATGGCTAAGAAACTAGACCCAAATGAATTACCAGAAATACAAGTATATGCTGATAAAGAAAACTTAGAAGCTCATATTATTGCAGATATGCTTAGAATAGAAAGTATTACTACAGAACTCAGAGAGTTTAAAGTAGATACTAAAGAAAGATTAAACAAAATTGAAAATTGGGTACTTGCTATTGTTGGTACCACATTTACAACACTAGTCACTATTGTTATTGCAATAGGCGTCACACTAGCGGGTGGCCAATGAGAATAGAAGAAATTACAGAAGAAACAATTATCGAAGCCAGAATGGTTTGGCGCAAGATGGGTAATAAGGTTAAACGTGCTGTAAGATGTACTAGTGGCAGACGCAAAGGTAGAGTGGTATCTAATGCGGCTCAATGTCATAAGCCAGTAGATATTAAAAAACGTATGGTATTAAGACGAACTAAAGCCAAGATGGGTGCTAGGATGTCTAGAAAATCACAAAGGTCAAAAAGAATGAATCCAGCTAGTAGAAGGTTGAAAACATTAAATAAATCAAGTAATAGAAGAAGGTAATATGAAGTTTACTGATGTAAGAACTTTAAAGCATGTCCTTAAGGAATACGGATTACAGTCTGGTGCACCAACTCCTGTTGGGCAACAAACTACAGGCGCAGTTGCTAAGGCAACAGCGGCACCTACTAAAGCACCTAAACAAGATTTAGGTAGCCCAACGGTAACACAAGGGTTAGATATTCCTAAAATAGGCGAGCCTGAAGCAGATATAAATACCCCACAACCAACCTTAATGAAAGCAAAAGATTTTGAAGACGGCGCTGAATATTTAGATGACAAAGGCGAAGTTGCAGGCAAAGTTGTAAGTAAAGTCGGTAAAGGACCAGCACTTAAAAAACTAGTTGTACAAGATCCTAAAGGCGAGTACACACTAATAGATCCTGATGAGGAATTAACAGTAGCACCAATCACAGAAGCCAAAGGTGGCAAGTACAGTAAAAAAGTCCATAAAAATGCTTTACGAAAAACATCTAAAAGCAAAAACAGTATCTCATCAGTTAAACAAAAAATTAAAAAACTTGCACGAAAAGTACAGATGCAAGAGCAAGGCACTGAGCAGTTATTTGAACTAAACTTTAACACTAAAGAAATAATTGAATCAGCATTAGATTCCCCTATTAAATGCGGATTCGAAGCTGAAACAGTATGGGAAAGCTACAGCAACAATGATAATAATTATGGCGAAGAAGTCGATGACATGTCTTGGAGCGATATCGAAGACAGAATTTTTGATGAGTATGGCAGAAGTTACTTAGACGACATCAACGAAGCATACCGTAATTGGATCTTAGAAGACAAAATATACGAGTACGAAGGCGACCTTGTACAAGAGTTAGTTAACGAACGTAAAGAAGATGAAGCATACATAGAAGAATTTATTGATTCGAGTGGTGGCCCAACTGAATATGCTGTTGAGAGACGAAAAGAAGATTTAAAAGATAGCGACCCAGCAGAATACGAATCCAGGATAGAAGATGGGTGGGAATACATTAACTGGCTACGAGAAATTGTCGAAGAAGAAATGGAAGACGAATTCATTGAATGGTTAGAACAAGACATCCGAGATAACGGCGAAATATTTGATGCCGCTATGGAAGCCGCAGAGGAAGACCTGTCTATACCAGATTGGGTAAGTGATACCTATGGTAGCATGAGTGAGATGTTAGGCGAGTACGAAGTTTACCTCGATAATAATACCGAAGGCGGCTTAGACGGCGTTGGAGACGAACTACGAAATTGGGCAGAGAATAACAGTCAGTCAAGTAATATCGAAGTAGGCGAATATCATTCCGGTGGTATTAACAACGACTATTGGCGAGTAGAAGACGACAGCAGTATCGATGGCGATGGCGCAGGTGCAGAGATTATATCACCAGTGTATCAGACACCGAGAATAATGCTTGAAGAAATAAAATCATTGTTTGAGTCTTTAGCAACAAATGATGTAGAAACAAATAGGTCAACTGGCTTACATGTTACTATGAGCTTGGATCCTACACAAACAGATATGACAGCATCAGCTGAAGTTAACAAAGTTAAACTTGCTGTGCTATTAGGTGACAAATATTTAGCAAGTACTTTCGGTAGGGAAAACAATAGTTATGCTAAATCACAATATGAACGATTAGAGAAGAAAGCGGTTGAACTTAAAGCAGATCCTACCAGTACAAAAACAATCGAAGCGATTGAACAAATATTAGAATCTGCAATAAGCAGTGACAAGTTTAGTTCAATTAATTTTAAAAATCAAAGTGATAACCAATCAGGCTACAATCTTATAGAATTTAGAATTGCAGGTGGACATGATTACCACACTGATATGCCAAAAATTGTTAAGTCAGTTGTGCGTTATGCAGAAACACTTAGAGCAGGTTATACAGATGAACATCGTGCAGATTATGTAAAAGCATTGTTCAAGTTAATCAACAACGTTGGGAAAATTAGTACAGACCTCGAAGATAGAGTTAAGGGTAGATATGAAGAATTAGATCACCCTGTTGTTGATGTGTTAAAAGGTTTCTTTGCCAAAGATCATTACATGGAAAGTGTAGGAACATTAGCTCGAGCATTTAAGAACTTAAACGACTACAAAGAAAATATGGAACCAGATGCTGATGCAAAATGGGAACAGCGAGTAGCTCAATGGGAAAAACAGACTGGCGAGACACACGAACGATTAAAAGAAGCACCTACTCCACGTGAAGCCGTAGTAGGCCTAATGAAGCCTCAACAAAGACCACCAAGTGTAAATGCACCTAAATATTTAAGCGAAGCCCAAAACATGTTTACAGCCGCAGTTGCACAGGCAGGCTATGACTTAAACCAAAATCTCAATAGAGAACAAGTTAATGCCAAAGCAATTGGTGTGCTAAGAAAAACACTACCAGAATTTGAATTAACATACGAAACACTTTCTGATAAAGTAAATA